CTCAACAATATCAGCATCAGCTGTAAATACTGTAGTACCATTTTGCGTTTGTTCGCCAACCCCCTCTGTCGTTGCGGAGGGGAACGCATTAGTCGGATTTGAGGTTCCGATGGACCCTTGGGTATTATTTTGAGCTGGTCTATTTTTAAAGAGAGGCAGGACCCACTGCGTCACTCTCGTACCAAGGTGCTCTGGAATTCACTGGGGCTGCCAGCACTGCTTCCTGATCAGTAAGGCTAAATAGCCCACAGGGTATATCACGTCAATAGCATAAAAAGAAAATTCAGTTCTTGGATTTCATTTCTTCTAATTAAGATCACATCGACTATGTACTAATAATATGAGTGTTCGTAAATTCACTCAAATCTAGCAAAATTTAACGATAGTTTGCAAAACTATCAAGGACAAGTTTTAAGACCTTCCGGGTCGTTAGGTGACTAGAAACAGTCAGCACAATTTAGTGCCTCAGCCCTTCGTAAACGATAAGGCATTTGAAGAGGTTCACTAGTTGTGACGCCTGGATAATGATCTTGAAAGCTGGCAACAATATCCTTAGAGAATTTGTCGTAAACTTCACGACCATGTAGCGATAACTCACGAAGTGCTGTAATTGTATTACTAGACACTATCTCGAGTTTTCCCTGACCCTTCTTTGTCCACTGTGGAATTTCCAAAACCACACTCAATCTCAGAGGAGCAACATATCTAAGAAGATCCTTTTCACGTCTAAATTGACGCTTAAGAAACTCTACAGATGTTAAATCTCTAAAATTCGTGACAGCAATATCCTGCTTATTTTCCATCGTATATTTAAGTCCGATTTTACTCATGGACTCACAAATGGTCATCTCATTAAAGACTTCCCTATACTTAGGAGAAACAGTGAAAACATTATCATCACCTAAAGCTATAACATATACATTATCATTAAAAGTTGTAATCTCTTTAGTGATATCGTAAAAACACCACCTAAAAGCTATATGATTATAGATGGTATTCACAGGTGTGGTTAAAGCACTACCACTAGGTAAGCTTGAGTCCCACTCATACACCTCACCATCAATAATATGACGTGATTGGTATACTTCTAAGAATAGTATCTCACGTATGAGGGTTTCCTCGGGTGTACCATTGTACCAATTATTAATACCTACACCAATCAATTGGTGGATTTGAGGCTTTTCAGAGGCATCGAAACCACTGTAATCTCCAGCACCAACTTGTGGTGTCCCACTATCGAAAGTGGAGAGATGACGGGCTAATATATCCCATTCTAATCCATAAGGGTTCACACCTATGGCACTCCCATTTCTAATTCGATTCATCATAAAATGCTGAGTAAATGCACCATAGTACATACGAGTTATTAATAAGAGCACAAAGGGACACCCACAGAACATGCGTGTTTTCCCTATAGCTACTTTTTCTTTAGGGAGTCTTTCCACTTTGAGATTATCTGTATATAACCAAACGGGTCGGATACCAGCTTTATATTTTGCTAAAACAGAATCTATTTCTAACTGTAATTCAGCAACACTAGCATCCCATTCAACGGAAAATCTTTCAGTAGAGAATAACTCTTTCTTAAAGTTTCTGGTTCCCGATAGGTTCATAGGATAACCAGCAGAAGTGTCTGAAGCTAAGCTACTAAAACAATCTTCACTCTCAAGGCCGATAAGAGCCTCTTTGAGAGTAAAAGTCCTACGTGCAACATCTCGTATACATACTTGATCATACCATGAAAAATAACTTTCCACTATAAGTTCAAGAGGTTCTTGTTCAATATACACATCCTCCGTGCAAAATTTCCTCTGTGCTTTCGCAAGAGGATCAATAATAATACCAGCTGAATCAGAAAAAGGTCTGAGACGAGCTGGCGCCGTTAGTGCTTTTGAGTAAGTAGAATGCAATCTAGACTTAACAATATCCACATTTGAACTCCTAGAAGGAGTTTGTTTCATTTGACCTAAATATCTAAATCTATTGTCGCGAAATACATCACCAACTTGTGGTTCTATATCGACAACAACGGGTTCAACAACTATCTGCTCTGGCATTAAAGCCAGGTCAGCGAGTATATCCTCTTGACATACGGAGGCCGCAAAACCTAGACCTAAGTCTGGATGGGCAGCAACATGTATCCCGAAGATCTTACGAGTGGCTAACCTATTATTTAATAATATCATAGGTGCTCCACAATCTCCCGGTTTGGTAGACAAATTATATTGATATGTTTGCCTAACGTAGTATGTTCCTGTTTCAGATGAGTCCACCCTCACAGGTTTATCATTTGCTTTTGCAATACCCCAATGTATATTCATATATTCGTCGGGGGTAGGTAACATAATCTCTAAATTATTACGTAGGTTCTTAAAATCTGCGCGAACAGCAAAGCAATCTACTCGATCACGTCTAGGTTGAAACTTTTTGGGTAACTCAACTAGACATAGGTCAAATTCTGCGAGAGAACCGGTTTGGTGTCCCATTAATAATTCCCTAATTGAGAATATAAAATCGATGCGGTTTTCACCAACAC